GTCGACAGTCCCTTCACGCGAGCCGACGAGCAGATGCCGATGTAGTCAACGAATATGACTTCTGGAATGAAGTTTCTCTTCAATTTAAGCTCATTGAGGAGAGCTCGAAAGTGACCGGAATGTGCGGCCGCCGTAGGATACTCCTTGATGATCAGCTTGCCATGAGTCTTGGCCGCGATCTTTTTGACCTTGGACTCGAAGACATCGCGTGGTAACTCTTCTACCTGTTCCAGAGGAACGTCGAAAAGATTGGCATCGATGCGTTCGGCGATGCGTTCTTCCGACATCTCGAGCGTGATGTAGAGCACATTCTTGCCCTGTGAGAGATATGATGCGGCCAGATGACAGAGTACCAAACTTTTGCCCACATTCACACCAGCCATAACGATGTTCAGCGTCTTCTTGGGAACACCACCACGAGTGATCGCATTCAGCATCTCGATGTCGAATGGCATACGAGATTCCTTTTTGTGATAGTACTCGTATCGCTGAGGAGCATTCTCGACGTAGTCGTGACCGACGTTGGTATCGAACGTGACCGACAATGCCTTCTGCAGAATGTTGGGAATCATTCCCGGAGCCGTGTCCTTGCGTTTACCATCGATGATCGCGATCGATTCCATGACGGCCAGAAAGACCGCACGTTCCTGACACCACTTCTCGGTTTGATGAATCAGCCAATCGTGATCAACCTTCTCAGGTGTAATCAACTCTCGAATGACCTCGGCCGCATGATTTCGAGTCTCCAGCGATCCCTTGGTCGAAGATTCGAGCTCGATGGTCAAAGCCGGAGAAGTCGGAATCTTGTTGTACTTGAGAATGAAGTCGAGGATGAGCTCGTAAGCCACTCGTTCTCCACCCTCGAAGTACTCGGGCTTCACGTGAGGCATTGCCTTGCGACAATATGCCTCATCGTTCACAAACGTCTTAAGAATCAGTCTCTGTAAGTTTTCCATTATATTCTTTCTTGCCAATCTTCGATCCGGGACTCAGCAGAATCTCTCTAAGAATGTCGCCGGCATATTGATGAAACTTCAAATCATTCATGAACTTAGTGTTATGAAGGATCGTGTAGTTGAACGATAGCTTGGCCACTCCAAGCTCGGGATCTTCAGTGACTCGTACCCAGTCGTAACTGTACACGGTTCCCTTGAAGGGTCCGGTCAGTAATTCTATCACGGCATTGGTGTCTTGTACAGTCTGAAAGAAACCAATGCGATAGTCGACGTCCTCAATCGGATTCGTCTTCAGCCCCAGAGCTCTTGCGAGTAGCAAGCATCTCTTTGTGGCCCATTGCATAACGATTCTTAACATATTCTTTGAAGTCGGTCTTCTCGTAGATGGTGTTCCAAAATGAATCATCGAAGGTCTGATCGGCACGAAGCTTCTTGCTCAGGTCCTTCTTGCTCTTTGGATCATGTGCGACATACCATCCAACTTGAGGCTTGAGCACGTATCCGCCGTCGACGGCAATATCAAGCAAACCGGAATTGCGTTCGATACCGCCTTCCCAAGACACGGAGATCGGAATCTTGGACTTCTCACGGACGAAGCGTGACTTCTCGACGTTGATGTTGAAGTGATAGCCCTTCATCTCATCTCCGTTTTTGTCCTGAGAACGCCCGATGATCCATGCCGTATCGGCGGAATATACTATTCCAGTGCCACCCGATATGACAGGTTTCGAATACATCTCCTGTGTCATGTAGATGTGTGCGATTCCGATAAGAGGAATGTCTTTCAAAGATAGCATCGGAGTGACCATGCGGAACAAACCCTTGAGCGCCTTGGCTCGAGTCATGTCGGCTACGGACTTCTCATTGATCGCATCCTCGATTTCTTTCTTTGAGGCTAAATTGCCGATCGAGTCGATCATGATGATGACCTTGTCGCCGCGATTGATGTTCTGGAGCTGAGAGACCAGATCGAACTTGAGTTCTTCGACATTCGTGATCGGCGTATGAAGGACTCGAGAGGGATCGATGCCGAACGAGGTGAAGTAAGACCGCGGAGATCCAAACTCGGAGACGTAGAACATGCACACGGCATCCGGATTCTGCTTCAAGTACGAAGCGACCATGAGCAGACCGAAGCTCGTCTTGAAGTGTTTGGATGGACCGGCCAGAACCGTGAGGCCAGAAGTGAGGCCTCCATCGATAGAACCCGAAAGGGCCACGTTAATCATGGGCACTTCGGTTCGAGTGAACTCTTTCGTGCCGAATAGTTTCGAGTCGGCCATGACTTCGGCACCGTCGATCTTGGATGCTTTCTTGAGACGTTCGAGTAATGATGTTGATGACATAAATTATTTTTTCTTGGATGATGCGATGATTACTTCATGATTTTCTTCAAGCGTGTCGGACACTAAATTGATGACCAATTCCGGAGTTACGATAGAACACCAGTCATTCTCTTCATCTTCACAGAAGTCTGAAACTTTCTTCATGTAAAGCTCATATAGTTTCTTTCGATCGATCTTCATTGTTTGTTTAATATAAACCACTCCAATTTGTTTGTACAGCTATTAAGAAAAGAATGTTTCCAGAGAAGAAGCGTTCTCGATGCGATCGTGATGATTATCCTGAATCACAAAGTCGGAATTGACGAAGTCAAGTTTACCCTCCAGATACTTTCGAACCATGCGAGCCGGATGACGAGCCGTAGTAACCGGAACGTTCTGACAGACATGATTAAGATTGCGCAGAGGATTCAGAAGCTGAAAGTCCAGAGGCATCTTCATGATGGAGAGGACTTCGCGGACATTGAGGAATCGATCCTCGCAATGATGAGTCAGATGCGTGGGCATGTGACCGACAAAGGCACCGATGACTCCACATGGAACCTCGATCTGCTTGCGCATGATGTTGCCTCCCATGCCAAGCTTCAGATGCATGGTTTTGCATCTTTCGGCGTGCTTGGAGAAGCCATTACGAGCCATCCATTCGGAGACTTTCATGTAGTCGTGTCCGGATGATTCGATCGTTCGAAGGACATTGATCGTTCGTGTTAGCGACTCAGTATACTGACGATGTGACATGCCGCCGAGAATTTCCTCGAGCAGGTAACGGTAATAAGGATCTTGAGAAGGTACTTTTTCATTGGCTAAAATCTGAAACATCGGATCGTTTTTGGCGCAGCGTTTGGCCAGATCAATCGTCTCCTCGATACGTTCGGATTTAGCATTCTTGTCCGTGTACTCGAGGAGAGGAACACGATCCTTCTCCTTCCAGAAGAAGTAGAACGTGCGTTCGCGAACCTGAGAGAGTCCATGAAGGCGAGAGGCCGTACGAAAGATGGAGAACGTGTATCCGTTCTTGTGCCCAATCTTGCGAAGGCGATCAACGACCGGCTGACCAAGCTTGGACGCCAATCGCGGCGCATTCTCACCCCACATAACACGAGGACGAACGTTCTCGAGCACGTACTCCGCCGAACGGTACATCCACTCATTCATCTTGGAATTTGAAGCCGCGGATTGTGATAGAGAAGAGAGTCCGCTACATGGACAGACCGTGTTGACCACATCAACCGAGTGTGAATGCTTCTGACCCTGATCGAGTAGAAAGTATGGCACCTCGTTATTGTAGTAGTTGAGTAGATGAGCGTCATTGTCCTTGAATGGAGAGAACGAGAGGATGTAGTCCGGTCGAGTATTGTCGAACTCGAGTTGCTGAGCGATGGTCTCTCCGCCGATTAGAGGAACTATGGATGCGTGTTTAATCATGCAAAGAATTCTTCGAGGATAGTCGTGTGATTGTTCATATCTGATTTATTCATCTTCTTCAGAGACTTTTTCTTGTCCGGCACTGGAAATTCAGACGTACCATTCCAGTGAGGATAGAACTCTCGAGAGAGGTGAATCGAATGAGGTTTCTCCATGTATTTGAAATCGAGCTCTCCCTTGGAGTTTAGAAGGTAATCGGTCCAACGAATGAAGCGAATCCCTCTACCTTTACAAAGATTTTCAAGATCTCGATTAAATACTCTGCGAATATCATCTCTTTGTTGCCAAGAACCCCAGAAAGGTTTGCCTTTATAGTAACCAGTCTTAGGAAGCTTACGTGACTCATTTTCAATTGGAAGGAGTTCATAGACTGATTTGTTTTTAATAGATAATGCATCTACGGCTTGCACATATCTTTTGGCCAATGAAGTAGCATTTTCAAAGGCATCACCCTCGATGCGGCACAGATGATGGCGCACGTCGATGTTGCCAAAGTAACACTCTATAGATGATACCCTATCAAGGCTCGTGAATTCATCGATGAACGTATTCAGGCCAGTGTTCAGAGCGCCGTTCAGAGTCTTGAACGGCACGGAGTTCACGGTCCATCCCGGTCGATGCATGCAGATGGCATGAGAGTCTCCAATGACGATCTTGTCCGTGACGTGTGGAAAGCGAACTCGAGTCGACTCGAGGCGCATGCGCTTGAGATTCGCCAGATCCGTCTCGAGCCATTCGGGCTGAATCTCCTTGGAGTTCTTTCGAGCATTCTCGATGCGTTCGGCAATCATCTCATCGATGGCCGGAAAGTCAACGGCCAGAGAGTACACCTTCCCTCTGAACTTCGAGAAGTTACGAATGTTCCATGCATATGGAAAGGATTGAACTCCGCCAAAGAGGTTCAGTGTACCGGTCCAATCGGAACCCCAATACACATACACAACATCATACTCATTATGATCTTCATGGGCATTACCGGCCCAATTGACGTCAACGCGATCATACTTGCCGGTCTGACGAATCTGATCCGCGTAGATGACGCCTTGTGCGGATCGATGGGATGCCAGACGAGGAACTATCGGAATGAAGGGTGCGGTTACAAGAGCTTTCATCATGTAAGTATTATATCGCACTTCAGACTTCTGTAAATTCCAAAGTAGCGCGATCGTAATTTTTATCCCAGAGACGACGCGTCGTGTGCCCATTCAGCACGACCTTGCCTTCCGGATGCTTGGCCAGATCGAAATCCATCGGAAAGATCCAATCATAAGGAATACGCTTCGTTGGATGTTTTACGCCATGATGGATAAAAATAGACTTTGCAAAAAAACATGACTTATCCTCTACGTTCAGCATCTTCTGCGAAGTCATAGGATTGTCTGGATGCTCACAGAGGTAACTCATCTGAGAAAGCCACACGTTGGCCTGATGATTCTTTGGAACGAACTCGCCGTCCGCATCGATCTCATACTTCACCTTGCCGTTGACGTTCTCGAGGAAGATCTGATGCATGCCGTCGAAGTGTCCGGTGCCGCCGAAAAGGACAGACTCCGGATCGACGAGATGAGGATAGGCCATTGCGACGTATCGAGCCGTGTTCTTACACGGATAGAGCGGAGAACGAAAGTTTTGTTCCTTCTTGAAGTGAGCCTCGAGGATCTTGGCAAACTGCATCATCGTGTACCTCTTGCCGTTTGTAAGGTGATGATGCAGAGCATTCGCCGCTTTCAGCGGTCCAGTCAGGAGCCACTCCTTCACGTCCGTACCCTTGGGATAGTAGATCTGAAAGAGGTCCGAACGGGCATGGCGATTATGCTTGAAGTGTTCGCGAGTCTTATCGATGCCGTGGGTCATCAGATGAGTTAGAGTACCCCAATGCTCATTGGTAAACGAGAAGACGAGGGCGTACCAAAGACGATCACGAGAGTCTTTTACTCCTGTCATGAGCTCCACGAAAGGATGTTCATGCCAATGAAGACGATGGGAGAAGATCTGATAGTCTTCTCGAAGGAGACGATCTTCTCGCTTATCAAACTCTCGGCAGAATTCAAAGAACTTCTCGAGCCTCTCGTCTTGAGTCCACTCACGCATCCAAGAATCCGTAGGCTTACCGTCTTTCAATAGTACCTGCGTCGTATTTGGATACTCGATGTTGCGATAGGGAATGGATCCCTCGATGAAAGGCTCGAGACTCATGTTATTCGCGTTCTTCGACTGAATCGGCGATCTCGAGGAGCGAATCAGCGATCAGACGAGCCGCGCGAGGCTCGAACGTAAACGTCGTTACGTCTTCCTCGTTCTCGATGTACTTCAGCGTAACAAACCCCGGGGCCTGTTGATCCTGCTCGACGAGCCAAT